TCTCCAGAAGATTTAAGATACCATAAGTATCCACCTTGTCCGCTTTCACCAGCTACTTCGATCCAACCGATCTGAGCAGTGTCAGAACCATTGATTTCAAAGTGATCTTTGATGATCATTGGTCTGTTTGTGAAAGTTAAGAACTTAGGCTCAAGAGACTTTTGCATAGTGTCAGTTCCTTTTCCGAATTCAGATCCGTATACAAAGAACTTAATCACTTGATTATCAGAACTTCCGATAGTTGCTGAAACGTTTTCTACGTTTTTAGCAGCATAAGGGAAAATATCTAACTGAGAACCATTAGCATAAGCTGTAGTACTAGATTCGATACCCTGATTAACATAGGCCTTAAATACAACACCTGCTACTGTACAAACTACAGTTGCACCTTTTCTAATTGCGTGTGCTTCTGTTAGTCCTGTGTCGATGTTTTTAATTTCATCAACTAAACCAGTTGCTGGATTGATTTCACCTTCATATGCTAAATGCAATCTACCTTGTTCAGACCAAATAACTTGATCAGACTGTAGAGGCATTTCAGCACTTAACATTGATAAGAAACCAGAAATTGTTCTGTTTCCATATCTATCTACTTCCTGCTCGTATAATTCTGGCAAATACTGTTTAGCCCACCCGTCATTTTGAATATCTAGGTAGTTAGTATTTAATGCCATCTTTTGGTAAGCAGGAGAGATTACTGAGCCGGACGCTGGTCCGGCAAAACTTACTGTTGCCATTATTTATTAATTTTTAATTTTTAACTTTGTTTTAATAGTCTTTCAACTTAAATTTTCGGCTAGAACTAGTGTCGCCGCTTATAACTTTAAATTTATTACCACCAACTTTAACAACACCATCAGACGTCTTTCTTCCATCGACATTTATATTTTTTGCCTCAGAAGTTAATTGTTTGACAGCATCTGCTTTTCCTTGTTGATAAAAATGATTAGCTAAAGCGTCAGCGTTTTGCGCGGCAAATAAAGATTTATGATAACCTTTAGCGTCTTGTAGCATATTGTTATTATCAATATACTTGCTAAAAACATTTAGCACGTCAGACTGATTATCTCTTACTTGTTGCGCATCTTTAACGTTGTAACGATACTTTTTGTCTCCAACTTGAAAGTCAAAACCTTTGAAGTTCTCATTAAAAACTTGATCAGTTTGTTGATTAAAGTGTTTTTGTTGCTTTGCTGTAAGTTCACTAACCTGAGCTTGTTCTTTATTATAACGGTTAAAAAAGTCAATAGCCTTTTGTTGTTCTGGAGCTAATCTTGAGCCCAACTTGACCTCTTGATAATATTGTGCTTTCAGACCATCCAAATGGTTTCTTGCTTGTGCAACCGCTTCTTTATGAGCAAGCTGTTTACGTTTTATGTCCCTTGGTTCATCTGTCTCTTCGTCAAAGCTAAAATTATCTTCTAACATAAAATTAACTTCTTCTGAAGACAAATGAGGTTTTGTAGACTTGTAGTACTCTCGCAAGAGCGCTTCGTCATCTACATTTGAGTAATCCGCATTGAGGCGAACATAATCCTCTAGCGTTCCACCAGTCTCATTCATAAACTTCACGAGTTCTTGAACATTTTCTGGTAGTTCCACTTCTGGAGTTTTATTTTCTTCTATTGGTAAAACATCAGATAAATTTGTTTCAACTTCTTCTTTTTCTTTTACCTCTTGTTCTTCTTCGTCTGTTACCTCTTGAATAATAGATTCTTCCTGTTGTTCAGGTTTTTCTTCTACTTTTTCTTCAGCTACAGGTTTTTCCACTTTTTCTTCAGCGGGTTCAGGCGCAGGCTTACTAAGATCTACTTTGTAATCTCCGTCTTCGTTTTTATTTGAAGGTGTTTCAACTTTAGTTTCTTCAGACTTAACATCTTCAGTCACTTTTGTTTCTACAACCTCTTCTTGTTGTTTTTCATTTTCCATAATAAGATATTATATAATTGTTTAAAAAATATTATTTTCTTGCGTAATACGCTATGATGCTTCCAGAGTTAACATTTATTTTAGTGTACTGACCAAATATGTCAATACCTGCTGGAAAACTATCACCTACTACTACTTCTTCACCACCAGATCCTTCATTATAAGTTTCAGATCCTGAAGCGGCGTCACCAGCAGCGTCTTCTGTGTTAGCATATCTAGTAGCTTCTTCAGCGACTAATCCAGTAGTATTACTAAATGTAGTAGCAGCTAATGTTGTAATAGCTACAAAAATATGCTGGTCTGGTGGTACTATTACATCTCCACCTTTTGAAAATACTGATCCAGCTATGTTACCTGGAAAGTCGTTGTGTAATCTTGGCATAATTTATTATTTATCTTGGTTCAAATTGTTCTAAATCAAATCCACCTAGATTATCAAAGCCTTTTGACTCAAATTTTTCAGCTGGTAGATCTTTTTTTCTTTGTTCAATCATTTTTGATTGTTGACTAGCTTGTATTCTAGTACGTTCATCTTTACGATCTTCTTTATATTCTTCTTTATCTTTAATCACTTGTGATTCCATGTCTTTTAATCTCATATTTAAATTAAACTCATGTTCCATAAGCTCTTTTTTAATTTCTGCTTCTCTTTCCATTTTCATTACATCAAAATTAGACTCTGATTGAGCTAATTGAATCTTTTGCTCAGTGATTACTTGATTTTTTTGTGCCTCTGCCTGTGCAGCTTGTTCAGCAGCTTGAGCGTTAGCCTGTGCTTGCGCTTGGATGTTTTGCTGCGCTATAGCTTGATCTTGATCTTGCTTTTTCTTTTTTCTTATTTTTAAAACTTGATTAGCTAGTTTTAAATTTCTAACTTGTCTAACATCAATAGCATCTTCTAAGTTTATTTGCTGTTGTTGAAGAGCCATTTGTATATTATTTTCCAATAATTGTTTTTCTTCATCATCAGGCGCTAGTTCTAAGAATATACCAAAATCATGCATATGTAATTCTTTTACTTGATTAAGTGTTCCTACGTTAAATCTACCTAATGAAAGTATAAACTGGTTTTTAGTTTTAGAATATTCTAATACATCTGATATTCTAAGTGAAATAGCTTCAGCTGTTTTTAATGTTATGTAAAGACCAGCTTGTAATATATGTCTTGTTGCTGTATTACTATTAGCAGCTGCAATTTTTTGTAAACCAACTAAAGATGCTTTGTCAGGCATACTACCGTCTCTTGCTTCATTTAAACCAGTTACATCTCTCATCATTTGTAAATAATAATTATAAGACTGTATTAGCGCTTGTATCTTAGCATTACCACCTGACGACTGTAACTCTTGTATTGGCATACGACCATTGTTAAAATCACCATCTTGTGTCATTGATCTACCAATAACACTACCAGTTTGGAAATACATATTTAACGCTTCTTGTGGATTATAGTTAGTACCATTACCTAAATCTATTTCAGCTAAACCATCAGCATCTAAAAACACACCGTCAGGAACTACTCTTGACATAACTTGTTGTAGTTTTAAATGAGTTAGCTGTATCATATCAGCAAAAGTTATCATACGACTAACTAAAGACTCAGGTCTTCCTTTATACATACGAGGCGCAACTATATTGTAACTCATTTGTACTTTTGTAATGTCAGACTTAGGTCTTGTCATGTTTTCACATTTTTTCCAGTCTAACATTATATCGTGATTTAATATTTTTACACCACTATATAAAACCTCTATAGCTCTATCAACTTTTTCAAATCTTGATCTTGCGTCTTTTGGTGGATCAAACGTGTCATCTTTTTCTAGAGCTTTATCAGCACCAGATGCCATTTCTTTTATTTTAAATACCTGTTTATTAAAAGTTTTGTACTCAAAATATAATACATTTATATACGCTTTATCACTAGCGTCTTCTGGATAATATACATATTTATCATTTTGTTGATTTTCATATTTATCCTCTAATTCTTTTATTTGCTCTTCTGTTAATTCAGGATATTGCTTAATAAGATCTTTTATTAATACTCTTTTTACTTCACCTACATAATATAAGTCTGTAAAATATGGATCATCACTATAAGAATAAACTATATTAGCTGGATCAACATAATCAATTTTTATTCCTTCAGCTTTATTAAAACTATTTTTAAGACAAGCAATACCTATAACTGCTAAATCATAATCAGCTCTTTTCTTTACAAAATCATATTTGTTAAGAGCCATTACATTATCTAATGCTTCTTCTTCTGCTATTTCAATACTTTGTTTATAGTCTAACTGCATGTGTACAGATAGCTCTTCATCATTTTCAGGTAATTTATCAGGATCGTTTTTAAACTTATCAACACCTGATAATTGTAAAGCTGCATTTTTAAAATTTTTAAATTGCATATCTTCAACCATACCTTCAATATATTCAGTTCTTTGTTTTGCAGCAACAGGATCAATTGAAAATGCTTTTATATCATAAGTTCTTTCTTGTATTCCATTAACAACAATATCAACAAATTTAGGTATAATAGGTACAGGTTTCCAGTCTAAATTAAGATATGACAAATCACCGTTAATAGATAATTCATCTTTGTATTTTTGTATTGACTGTTCACCTCTAGCGTATAGTCTCAGCTCGTGGTATTTTTGTTGAGTATCATAATAGCGATCAGTTCCACGGTCGCTTTTAAACCACTCTTGTTCTATAGCGTTAGCAACCGCTTTGCCATATTCAGGGCTAGACTTCTCAGCGTCAGGCACTGCCTGGCTAGGAAAACTAGATTTTTTTGCTTTTGTTTTAATCATTAGTTACTATTTTTGATAACATACCTTTATTGTTATATTTGGAAAAACCAAAATTAATTGTTGAGTTTTCTCTTTTAGGACTAGGCCTATATAAATTTTTATTACAAGCCATAATTGCTAAACCTGAACTAATAGTAGCATCAAACTTTGTTCTATTATTAATATCAAATCTAGCCCAATCATTTAAAGTTGTATTAAATGATATATTGCCATATTGTCCTTCTTGTGTTAAACCTACATGCTGTTGTATGTAACTTTCTATTGCAGCAGCATGAGCTTGTTTAATATCTTCGCTTGAGTTAGGTATACCACCTACCTCTTTTTCAGCTGTTGATAATTTATTCCATAATCGATCAGGTCTATTCATTGAATAACCTCTATAACCTCTACGTTTTAAATAATATAAAAGTCTAGGTTTATTATTTTCTGCGAGTATTGGCATACCGTAAAATACTAATGCCATTAATACATCTTCAAAAAACATTTCAGCTGTATCAGGTCTTGCAATATATTCTAAAAAAAATGTATTTGGTGGTGCATCTTCCATACTAAACTTAGTTAAGCCATGTAAAGCACCTTTAGAACCTTTATTGTCAACAGTACCTGATATATCATAACTATCACAGCCAAAAGCACCTATGTGTTCATTAGCTGGTAGTTTTTTACCATTTTTTAATATATATCTATTCTGCAAGCTTACTGGTGGTACCCATGATAAATTAAACCTACCTGTTTCGTCTGGATAAAATCTAACGTTTGTATCTTTAATACCATTTTCCCATACAAAACTACCTTTTATAGGTTTTGCTTGCATTTCATTATAATCAATTTGCTCGTATATTTTTACTAAGTTAAATATACTGTTTTTAGTTTCATCTCTGAAAGCATGTTCTTCAGTTCTTGGAAACTGCCTATAATATTCGTTTAAAGCATCTTGGTCATTTTTTAACCCATCCGCTTCATTTTGCCAGTGCGCAATAACTCCT